CTCACAGTGGCATCGCTTCAGGAGAAAAGACCTGGGCGATGGGGATATGGGCGGAGAGTTCTTTCATTTTAAGAACTACTTCCAAACCAACACGCCGTTTGTCAGCGTGTGGGGCCCACGTTCCGGTACAATCTACCGGCACGAGGGACCGCTTTTTGCGGTCCCTTCGTTGGCTAGCGTCTTCACCCCACTAGGTTCGCCCTCACGGGCTTATCTAAACGGGTTAGGCGCGACAGCGATCGCGAGATCGTTGCCAACGAATCCCAGTTTCGACGCAGCAACATTCATTGGCGAGTTGCATGAGGGATTACCTCGTGCGATGGGCGTAAGCCTTTGGCGTGACAGGGCCCTCCGCGCGCGATCTGCGGGCGGGGAGTACCTTAACGTCGAATTCGGCTGGAAGCCTCTCATCAATGACTTGCATAAATTCGCGCGGGCTGTGAAGACATCTCACAAGGTGTTGACGCAATACTCGCGCGACTCGGGCCGTAAGGTCCGGCGTCGATACTACTTTCCATCTGAACTGACGCGATCAGAGACCAACGATGTTCAGCAGGTTTTTCCCGCTGTCGATGTTGGGATCTGGTTTAATCAGTCCACGTCATTCCCACGAACCACTATTCAAACAACCCAGGTTGATACCTGGTTTAGTGGCGCATTCACCTATTACCTGAACGTCGGCAGCTCTGCTGCTGACAGGATGGATAGGCACCTCGCTGAAGCTAACAAGCTTCTGGGGATCCGATTAACACCGGATGTGCTGTGGGAACTGGCTCCGTGGAGCTGGGCTGCAGATTGGGTCGGTAATGTGGGCGATATTGCCCACAATGTTTCTGCCTTCGCATCTGACGGCCTGACGATGCCGTATGCATATCTCATGCAGCGAAAAACTGTTGAGAATGTGCACACGATGTACGGGGTTCGAGCCAAGAATGGCTTTGGTCCCGCAAATGTGGTCTCCATCTTTGGGTCAGAAACCCAGAGTAGGATCGCAGCATCGCCCTTCGGCTTTGGCCTCAAGTTTGACACCCTTAGTGGGCGTCAACAGGCCATCATTGGTGCACTTGGACTTTCTCGTGCACCTCGTCCGACGCTTAAGCGCTTGACTTAGGCGTTGTTCCACCATGTCGGCCAGCAACCAGTTGGTCGTCTGACAAACAATCAGGAGTTGTGCCTTGGCTTTTACCGACCCCCAATCCGTGACAATCAACGCCGTGGCAAACTCGCTTCCGCGAGTGGGCCAGGGCATCGATTCCGGCGCCTTTTCCAAAGACGACGGCAACGTGAAGCTGGCGATTTCTCACCAGTACGGGCGACGAACTCGTCGCCTCATCAGGTTGGATCACGCGAAGATCGCAGCCGACCCTCTCATTTCGGCCCAGAGTATCCGTTACTCCATGAGCGTTCAGCTCGTGGTGGATACCCCCTCGACGGGTTATACCGTCGCGGAGGCGAAGCAGATCGTGGACGCCCTTGTGGCGTACCTGTCTGCGACGTCTGGTGCCCGAGTCACCCAG